GCGAGAAGCCAGACGATCATAAAGATTGTCCTCGATAGCTTCTTCAGTGATTGAAAAGGCCATAGCCACTGTCTCGTGGTTGTAACGAGCAGTGTAAGCTTCGTTGGCATCGTCGTAAGACACGCCTGTGCCTTCACCTTTAACAGGTGCTGCACCGAAACCTGAAAGCATTACCTCTTCCTCGAATGCCCGGTCAGATGACTCGGTATCGAAGATTTCAGCATGCTGACCTTCGTATCGGGTGTATTCCATACCAAAGAGAGCGTTTAGACCCGGCTCTAGTTCTTTGGCAAGTTGTGCGCGAGAAATAGCCATATCTATACTCCCTTAAGCGATTGCGGCTTCAGAATTAGACTGAAGCAGTGCGTGGTTGTTAAGCATCACAATCATTGGAATACCGGCGGCTGTAAAGTCTTGATTTTCTGCATCGTCAAGAATGCCAACAATCTTCAAAGGAAGAGAAGCGTTGGCCGCGTCAAGAGTTGCAACATCAAGCTGTGCGCTAGAAATACCAGTAACTGTGCTGCCGCTTGCACCATTATTGAACTGAGAGTTCTCAAAAATGGCAGCTATAGCAGTAGCTTTGTTTGTGATTGTGGCATCTGTTGCAATTACAAAACGCTGCATCGGGTTGTCATACACATATCCGATAATATCGAAGTTTGTGTTTGCACCTGAACCGGGCCAGTAATTTGAAAAGACTTTTTTGCCAGTCACAGAAGAAACATATTCACATCCAGCGAACACGCCTACGGGAGCTTGAGTGTCTCCGGTTGCAGAACAAACAACGATTTCTCCACCGTTGTCAGCCTTTACCATAGAACCCTGATAGATCGCGCTTGCGGCACTGTCAATGAAGTATGCATTTGTACCGCTAGTAGCAGGTGTGCTACCGGCAGTATTGATCGGCTTGAGGCCGAAGGCAACATTTGTGTTTGCCATTTCATACTCCTAAAGGTTGTGGGGGTTAATCCTTGCCCCCAAATGATACACGACTTTTCCTATCCGAATGAATAGGCATTGAGGGATGCTGTTCCCTCATCAGGTTTTGGTCAACGGCGTCCATTTGTTGACGGGTCTGCTCCCGGAAATATTCAGTTCTTTCTTCTACCGTTTCCTCGGGGATACGGGCAAGCATTAGTCCGCCTACACCGATTACACCTGCATGCTGACCGTCATCAATGGTGGGGTATTGCCCAGCCATCTCAGGGTACTCGTCAGCCCGTACAGGCTCCCATCCTTCCCGAAACTTGGCATTCACATTCATTTTATCATCTTCACCGCGAAGTGCAGTGCGAATCCAACGATGCTTGTACCCTGCCGGGGCTTCGGGTGCCTCCAACTTTGAAGGCGGTGCCCAAGGCTTACGCCGCTGGGTCTTTGCGCGAGTTGCCGCTTCGCGTGGCGTTCTTGAAGAATCAGTCATTTCTTACTCCTTTACATATTTTGCATATTCTTCGAGCGGAACATTTAACCGCTTCGCAATCGCAATCTGCGAAGGTGTTAATTTGACTGTTCTGCGCCCCTTCTTAGACGGTGCTTTAGAAGCACTGGACTCCGCAGAGGCGACTCGGGGTCCCGTATCACCGCGTTTGACTTCTGCAAATTTATGCGGAAAGTCTCGGCGGATCCTCGTGTCAAGTTCATTATAGTAGTCATCGGACGCTGGGTCAAATCCTTCGTCCTCAATTAATTGCCTATGAATGCCAAAAGCAGCGTAGGTCATGGTTTGATCAGTACCAAACCACTCGTTCTTAGTAGCCCACGCCTCTGCTTTGGGATCTGGTGCAGCCTGCCGCTGTGGTTGCGGAGCTATTTCCGGCTGTGCAGCAGCAGGTTCTGGTACAGCAGCAGCCTTTTCACGGCGGTTTTGTTGTTCTTCCAACTGGGCTTGATCAATAGCAAGCTTACTTAAAGCTTTTTGCGCCTCGAACATTGCTTCAGCATCGCCGTCATCATAAGCTTTTTGATAGGCTTGCTTTGCAGATTCAATCTGAGACTCGATCCGTGACCCAAACTCCCCAACGTAAGATTGATCGAGTTTATCGAGTCTAGTCTTTAGTTCTTCATTCTGCTTTTTAACCGCTTCGGCAAACTCAATTGCAGCTTTTCTTTGTGCTTCTTCTTCTCTGTACCTTTGTGTCAGCTTACTGATACGTTGCTGTACAGACTTAGAATACTGGTCAAGCTCTTCTTCTTTGCTTTTTTCCGGCTGATCATCTGCGCTAGATAATTCTGACGAGGCTTCTGTTTCCTGCTCGTCATTATCCTGATCTTCGATGATTTCTATTTCTTTTTCTTTTTCTTCTACTTCTGCAATATTATCTGACACAATTATCCTCCATAAGTTTTTATGTCGTCTGGATCGACAATAGTGGCAATGACTTCATCGTCATTGATAATGCGAACCTCACCGCCTTCGATGTTGAATCGAGACCCGGCATAACGTCCGATACATACCCAATCGCCTTCCTTGCACCAAGGTCCAGCCTCGCCAAATTTGTCAAGGTCCTTGTATGCAAGAGGTCCAACATTGAGTACATAAGCTACAACCGTAGCCCGTGACTCTCGCTCTCTTGCTTGATCGGGTACATAAATACCGCCTTCAGTTTTCTCACGACCCATATACGGCATGACAAGCAAACGCCAGCCTGTGGGTTGTGGTACTCTCTCTTTTAGGGGTTTTTGTTTTGCGGCTTCTTCAGCCTTTTTCTTGGCCTCGCGTTGCGCGAGAATGTAGTCAGGTACTATCAGTGTCTTCGACATAATTAACCTTTTTTAGCAGGGCCTTGAGTTCATCAAGAGCGTAGGCGACACCCTGTATTTCGCCGACTCTTGCTTTGTAGTCTTCCCAGTTCTTGACATTACCATAAGTAATACCTTCGCTGAGAGACTCAATCCTTGAATTCAGTATTTTTTGATACTGATTGATAAACTGTAAAACGTCCACCTACACCCCGCAGTCACAATCTGATTTCCCACAATCGCATGGCATATCAGTCATTGGACCGCCTTCCTCCCATGCAGCACAACTATTAGTAGCACTGCACATAAACTTTAGCAACTGGCAATAGCCAATTTCCCCGCTTTCATCCTTCATACACTGCTGCATATGCTCCGTTATGTTAAATACGGCGCACGTTCCACAGCTTTCTTCTTGGTTTACTGCCGGACCGTACTGATGATCTTTAATAGCATATCTGGCATTCTCCTCATTGGTCTCTACGTCTTGCGTAGCAATAGGACACGCATCCTGCATTTTGTCGACAGGCAAACCTTCTTGGATTTCTTTTGTTAAATCCATTCCATCAGGAATTAGTTTTATTTCTATTTTCATAATTACCCCGTAAAGTACCCATACAAGTTATCAAATGCCTGACGTGCGCGTTCTGCGGCGGTTCCAAGGAAATTTTTGTTTTGTTGATTACCGCCACCATAATATGTTTGACCCTTTCCTCCGGCACTATACAAGCCCGATTGCCCTTGATACCCAGAACGATAGGTCTTTCCCTCCGCAAGTGTCATTACATTAGGAAGGCTTCTGGAAGACTGAGGTCCTTGAATTTCTTTTCTTTCGCGGGGTTGAATCTCTATGAACTCGCCGCTAGGAGTGCGTTGAAGTATCTGTGGCTGAAAATCAACTGTAGGCGTTTCTGTTAAACCCATAATTCCCAGTACGTCGTTAAAAAAACTTCTGTCATATGTCCCGTCAAAATTAGTGTCTGAAGCTAACTGTATTCCTGACAAAACTTCAGGGCGTTTTCCGTACAACCCTTCGTCTAACCCCATAGTGCGCCCATCAATGTCCTTACTAGCAGGGTTGGCAAGTTGACCTGTTTCGTTTGCAAAATAATCTTGCGGAGACATTATTTTTGTTTCGGGACCGACGCTTTCCATAAGAGGATTTGAAGATACCGCATCTTGTTCTGCAACCCCCGACAACTCAATAGGACCGTTTTTTCCTACTAAAAAGGATCGCCCATCTACCTCAAAGACTGACCCTACCGGCGGTGAAGACGCGGATGTGGCGCTATTACGAAGTTCACCCAAAGCCCCTGTATTTAATTTGTCTAAAACCGTGTCAATATCTCTTACAACATCTTCGGTTGTAATAGGACCAGCCGATCTATTAAGTTGAATGTTAGCCTCTGGAACAGGAGCGCCATA